AATTACCACCCACCGTTGTGTAGGCAAAATATGATCCTACAGATACATCAAAGACATTACCCTCAGTTGAATGGGTATGAGGGGGCATTTCAGCTTCTGTGAGTGTATGTGTTTCTGTACCCTCCTTGTCTGCTAAGCTATGTGCTGTAGCATCAGAAGCATCACCTGTGCCAGCGCCTAATGGAACACGCCCAGCAAAGTCTGGTAGGTTAAATGTAGTAGAGCCGTCGCCAACGCCATAAGTTGTCCCAATAACAGCGAATAGATCGGCATAAGTTGTACGACTAACGGCCGAACCATCACACATAAGCCAGCCACTAGGGGCACTTGAGCCGCCATACATGGACATGACACCCGGCGGGGTTGAGGTCGTCGCAACCTCCGTCTGTACAAAAGCGGTCGTCGCTATCTGTGTCGTGTCCGTACCTCCAGATGCGGTAGGGGCTGTCGGAGTCCCGGTTAGCGCGGGAGAGGCTAGAGGGGCTTTCAGATCCATCTGAGTCTGGATTGCGGAAGTCACTCCATCGACGTAATTCAATTCCGTGGTAGTAGTCGTTACCCCGTCTAGGATGTTCAATTCTGCTGCGGTGGATGTAACTCCGTCGAGAATGTTTAACTCAGCAGTAGTTGAGGTAACTCCGTCGAGAGTATTCAACTCTGCCTGAGTTGCTGTCACAGCCCCTGTGATACTCGGGAAGGATTGCTTTACGGCCTTTTTGATGAGTCTAAGGTGATCGTCGCCTTCACTCTTTGGGTCAGTAGACGTCGGGTTCGTTATGACGAGATCGTCAATATAGTCTCCGGTTTCTAAACTCATGGCGTATCCATCCCTAGGTTAAATTGCTCTATTGGAGCTCCTGACCATTCTGCCTTATCATTGAGATCGATAAGGCGAGCTATTTCGATGTCATAGTACCCTTTTGCCGCGTTAGAAAGGTCAGAGTCTACGATGTACAGTGCCGCCTCAAGTAGAGAAGCGTAGAGATAGGCATTAGGGTTGTCGGTAAGGAGCGTATCTGTGTCTCCATCTGCTGAAAATGCCGCTAGTTTCTGCTTGTACACAATCTCCAAAGTCGTGTCAGCTTCCGGCGTTGGCGATAGCTCCAATGTACTACCATATCTGGCGTAGTATGTTGGCGCTGCCGTAGACCCCCCAGCAGACTCATAAATTTGGCTATTCTGTACAAGTGACCTCTGCTGGAGTGTTCTCTTTCCACCTGAATATGGGATTCGGATGCTCAAGAGTTCAAGAAAATCTGAGGGGAGTGCGACCGTAGTCGTCCCTGCTGTTACCGTTAAGGTGTCTGTAGTCTGCATACTCGTTAAATCGATATCATGATTTAGACGGGCCTGCGCCAATGTAACAAACGTCGGGATCGTCGAGGTCAGATCGTCCCTGTGCAGGTAATTAGCTATAAGAGTCTTCAACTCCCCATAATTCATCAGATTTTCCCTTCCTTTGTACGCAATCTAGCATACTCAGGCGAATTAAGGAATCGCTTTAAGACCTTCTGGTCGCAATTCATGAGATTTACCCCGGTCTTCATATTTACTTCTTCGATCAAACCCATTGGGATACGTGCTACGAGAGTACCTAAGCCCTCATTCTCATTTAGCTTAGTGGAAGCTCTCGGGGCATTCCGCATCTGGGTATTTGCATTAAGAATATGGTCTGCGTCCTGAACCCCGCGAACTGTGATAGTTTTCATGTCCGAATGCAGCCAATATTGCTCAGTAATCCCGGTCACATTGTTATGCTCTTGCTTCAAAAGTTTCATGACAGCGCCAAATCCCGTAGCTTATTCGCTTTACGAGTCGCCGCTGCCTTCTGACCGGGCGTAAGTTCAGGGGCCACTGGTACGGGCTTCTCCTCAACATAAGGCTCAATACCTTGAATGGCGAGATTGAGCTTACGGAGCTCAGCATTGCAGCGCTTCACGCCTTCGACATCCCCTTTAAGCATGAGAGCGTTTCGCTCCTCTAAGACTGGAAATCTTTTAGCTTGTAGCTCTCTAACTTCCATTGTACTTCTCCGATAAAGGAGGGGGCTGCGTAATAACAGCCCCCTATTAAAATCTAGCTAAGGTCGCCAATCAGGCAATGAGCCTTCTCGTTGCTGACCTCAAGGGTAAATTCCCAAACGACCTGCTTCTTCATCGAATCGCCAGTTTTCGACAGGTCAAAGGAATGTACCGGGCGAAGCTCGGAACACCGAGCATACTCGGAGTCCACGATGTACAGAAGACCCGCTTTGATGTAGCGATCAGGGACAACACGGACGGTGTGNAAGTCGCCGTCGTAAACATCAATTGAAGCTACGAGCTTCTTGTCGTCAGTAGTCACATAGCGGGTAGCTGCCGAGGTGAAGTCGGAAATCGTACCCTTATGGGTAGCCGAAACGATAGCAGTTACATTCTCGTTACCACCACTATTGGTGTACATGCTGGACAGACCGGCCTTGAAGATGGTCTCGGTCAGAGCGCGATCAGTGCCTGCGAAGTCGGAAACGTCAGTACCGTCTCCGGTAGGCGCAGACGAGCCGGATGCAAGTTGGTTATTGGTTACGAGGTAAGCGTCGAAAGAACCCATCTCACGTGCTACGGATTCGCTACCTGCGACCTTCGCATTGGACTGGCCGATAAGTGCGAATTCACCGTCACGCTTAATTTCTTTCAAACGACGTGCGAGCTGATAAGCCATCTCAGACTTAACGCCGCCGCCCTTGAGGACTTTCTCCTGAGTGCCGGAGACGAAAGCGTCCTTGGTGAGAATCTGAGTGTAGTTACTCCGGCGAACACGGGACGCTGCCTGGGTACCAGTGCGGTCGTTACCCTCAATCGTCTTGTTATCCGCTGCAGTTGCCAGAGTGTCGGTCAGCCAATCATGGGCCGTTGCCGTGGCAGAGTTCTTGCCGAGCATAGTAAGCAAGGGGGTGTCAGTAGGGGATACGTCCCACATTACGTCGGACAAATCCTCGCGATTACCGCCAGTTGCGATAGGCTCATTGTAGGTACTATGACCGCCAGTAATGGTTGCCATTGTTATCTCCTATTGGAGCTTCGAGTAGATCAGGCTGGCAGCTTCCTGCGTCCCGCCTGTCTGCTTCAAAGCATTTCGTTTTTGTTGGGCCTGCCGGTCTTGAGCAGACTTGTTATTTGGTTTTCTAGCCCCTGGTTTGATGATCTTAGGGACTTTCTTGAGTTTTTTCTTGACAGGATCGGGGTCACCTACCGACATGCCTTTGGCCGCTAGTTTAAGCAGTTTGAACATACGATGATCGATGATCTCGTTCACGTCCTCTGCGCTAAATCCTGCCGCTTCCGCTGCCGGGATAAATGACTGAATCCCTGCCTTGGCTGTCTCAGGGTCAGACCATGTAGGGAAAGACTCGATAAGCTTCTCAGTCTGATCCATAATATACGACTGTCTGCTCTCGTTAGCCTTTTCAGCCTGTTCCTGTTGAGCTTTTTCTAGGTGACTTTTCACCTGAGCTTTGTACTGATCGATCTGAGCTTTACGCTGAGCGATATCGCTCTGCATCGCGGCGTATTCCCCGGGGTTATTCTTCCTCAGAGACTCAAGATCAACATTCTGGACAGCGGCGTTCAGTTGCTGTTCCATAGTGACGACGAGTGCTGTAGCGTCTTGAATCTGTCCTTGAAGTTTCTCAGTTTCGGCAGTCTTAAACGCTTCAAATTCCTTCTTTGTTTCAGCAGCCTGTTTCATCTTCCCATCAAGACTTCCTTGCATCTGGTATGACGCTTGAAGGTCTGACATTGGGACAAAATCAACTTTACCGTCGATCTTAGTACGAATGAGAGTATTTCCCTCATCGTCCAGCGCTACGTCACCCTCAGAAAGACCGAGAGATTCCGCCAATTGATTTTCATCAAGCTCAATCGCATCGTCATCCTCCTCGACTTCTTCCTTCTCTTCCGCCTCATCCTCCTCGGACTCATCTTCGTCCTCCTCAGCTTCCTCTGTATCGGTAGGAGTCTCCTCCATCTCATCAGGGGTCTGGTCGGTCGTTTCATCCTCAGTCTGGACTTCAGCCTCTTCGATTGGGGCGTCAGCCCCCTCCAACATAGCTTCGAGTCGAGACTCTACACTACCACCATCGCTCATCTGAATAAACGGGTCAGATGCTACGTTAGTGGCGCTTAAAGTATCGTCTAGCTGTTGCATTATTTAGATCTCTCCTATCGGTTCTGCTGCGAATTCTGCATCGGCAATATGCCCGCGCAGACGATCCTCTATCGCCTGCAACATCTGCAAAGACAGCATGAGTTTCACATTCAGGTTATCGTTTAACATATCTCCATGTTTAATACTATCTATGATATTCTTCTCAACAGAAGCAAAAGCGTCTTTGAAGAGCTTATGCTCCAGAATATACTCCGCGTCCATTGCTCTCTGGGCGTCACTCACTCTCCATCTCCTTCTTNTACTCANCCTGANCTCTNTTGATTTCAGCATTATCCTTCTGGTCAATCTCAGCCTGCTTCAGCTCACTGTTAATCATGACCTCGTATTCTTTACGCTCAAGCTCACGCTCTTTCAAAGAGAGTTCCCTTGTCTTCTCCGCAAGTTGAAGCTGTAACTTAGCATTCTCAGACTGCTGTTTAGCCATGTCAGTCTGATACTTCAATTGGTGTTTCTGCGCTTCTACTTTGACCATTTCCCGCTGAACAGCGACCATAGGATCTTCTTGAGGCTGCTCAGGCGGTTTAGGCGGCTGCTTGGTCGGGTCCATGAAGTAGCTCTCTGGGTTATGCAGCCCAGATACCTCAACCATCTTAGCAGCTGTGTTGTAGATATTCTGGTCATTGACAAGAGTCCCCTCCTTGCCCGCCGCCAGTAGCCCCCCTTGGGTCTCTTGAATCTTCTGAAGAGACAGCATCTGGCCCTGTTTGTTCCCTGTTCCGAGGCCAACCATGCACGTCATGTCGTCACGTTCACGCCACTCTGAGGGGTCAATTTGCTGCCACTGACCGCTCAGCTTCATCTCAAGATTATCTTCTTGATGGTTCATCATCAATCTGTGGAGCTTCAAGAACAGCGGGTTGACGCCGCACTCCGCGATAACACGGGCTAGAGCCTCAAGACGCTGGTTTGCGTTCTCTTCAGTCCCGAGGAACGCGCTCTCATTTACACGAGATAGCGTATCAGAGTCGAGCCCCATTGACCTCTTAGTGACTCCTGTTCTCCGTTCTGCCATCCCGTCGAGAAGGTCATACGCCGGGAGAACCTGTCCAATAATCGGGTGGATCGGCTCGGTCCTTAACTGGTCGATATTCTGTGCTCTAATCGGAGAATTTGGTAGGTCATTAAGAAGGTCCGAAAGATTAACACCACGGCCAACTACCGTCCTTGGGTTATTAGTGCGGTACATATTATTTAAGAGTTGACGTGTGATCGTGGTGTTAATCTTCTGGAGGTCTTCAACCATCTCCATCCATGAGATACCGACGTGGGTATGTGGGATGGGAACAGCCGTCATAGCGACGAACGGGAGCATGTCTGCTTGCTCATTCTCAAGGATTACCGAGTCGCTAGAGAATACTCTACGTAACTCGGCCACTCCGTCCCCGTCATAGTCGACGTAAAGATAGGCTTCGTCAATCTCCACCAGCTCCATCGAATCGTCAGATACAATGTTCCGGTCAAGAGCTGTTCCCCGTTCCTCTGCCGCATCATGGCGAGAACGCCGCTCATCGTACTGCTCAGTGTAAGCTGGGAGGGAATAGACGGTATCCTCATCGAATCCCATCTCTATGAGGGACGATCTCGTCTTTTGTAGCGTATGACAGACGAAATCAGCATGTTCGAGTGATACCCTGTCAAGCTTATCATCGATGGTAAGTTCTTCTGGCGGGACAGGCTCTACTACTGGTTTACCGCGCTTGCACGTCCTGAGTAGCTCAATGTCGAAAGTGACGATCTCTTGCGGTCCTGTAGGGCCGTAGATCGTAATAACATTCTCCTCCTGCCCGGTGATCTCAACTTCTTCATCGTACATGAGT